AGCTTGGGTTAGATAATAGATTGCTGTTCCCTGTCTCAATACGCCCACCCTTAGCTGTCTTTGTAGCTTGAAGGTTAGGTGTAACAAGTTTAGGAGAACCGAACTTAGTTCCCTGATCTCCTTGTAGTGAGGTGATTGGTTCAGATTGTCCGAAGACAATCTTTGACCATAGTAATAATGTGATCGCTAAAAAATTTTTCATATTATCCTCTTATTTAATTAACCATTGAACTACGTAGTTAGCTGAACCAGTACTGTCTGCTAACAAGCTAATAGTGCCCACGCATGGGATGAATGCTGTCCCTTGGCCGGGAACCAAGTCGTTAGATGCAGTTGTTGCAGTTCCACCGATCTCCCAGAATAGGTAGTCACCAACTGATTGAGATTGATTCTTAATGAAACAACCAGTAGCACCAGCTGGTGCAATAGCTGTAGTAGATGCACTAGCACTCAGTGTTGCTTTAGCGATTTGTCCGGCAGAGTTGAACTCGTTAACTCTAAGTGCATCTGAGTCTGAAGCTAGAACTACTGGAATAGATGCCGCTTTTGTAGCTTGCCCTATAGCAGGAATCTTTGCTAGCAGAGCAGTCCAGTTCTGCATCCCTCTTTTAATGAATGCCATTAAAGAGAACGTAGCTGTATCAGAGGATGCTGCCGCATCTGCTTGCGTACCGAGTACAGTATTGATAGCTGTCTCTTGCGTAATACTGTTTAACAAACTTGCTTCTGTAGCTAGTAAATTTAAACGAGTGATTTGAGTGTCTTGCTTTGCTTCTGTAGCTAGCAAGTTTAGTCTTGTGATTTGAGTGTCTTGTTTAGCTTCTGTAGCTAGAAGATTCAGTCTTGTAATCTGAGTGTCTTGTTTTGCTTCTGTTGCTAGCAATTCAGCTCTTGTTTTAAGAGCGTCTAACGTAGTCTCAGTAGCAAAATCTGTTGTGTTTAATGTTTGAAGTTCAGTCTCAATGTCTACAAGTCCACTAATGATGTCATCTTGTTTCGATTCAGTAGCAAGACCAGAAGTAGCTAACCCACCAAGAGCATCAATTACCCCTTGATCGTGAACCTCTATCTCAAGGTTAGCAGTAATCGCCGCGTACTTATTAGTACCGTCACCGATACGAATAGAGTCGAAGTTCACACCTTCCGCAGAGTTTTGTACGCTGATGTCCCCTGCATTGATTGTGATATTTGTCCCGTCTGTAGCTTTAATGACTACTGGAATAGCTACTACGTTAGCTGGATTAGTATCATCAGTTACAGTTTCAACTGCTCCGTTCTTAATGATCTGGATTGGTGGTGAGATTACCGTAGCCATTGATGACCCATCTGGGAGCGATAGCTCTCGAACTGGTCTTAAGTGATGGAACGTATCTCCTGCTGTTAGATTAGCAGTTAGAAATCCTGCAAGGATAGCCGTATCTGCATCTGGTGCTTCGTGAACAACGATCTCAAATTCCTTGATCCCGTTAGCTGAAGACATGATTCTAATAACGTCACCCGCGATAGCATTTAATCCTGTATGGATTAAGATATTATCCGTTGAACCACCTTCCACCACTAATGGTGTATTGATATCGTTAACAGCGAAGAATGATCTTCCTGTCACGTCCAATGCGGCACTTGAATGTCCTGTTTTGTTTACTGTCGGGTGAAGAATTTTGTCTAGAAATTCGTTCATTTTCCCGATAAAGGGTAGACCTTTTCCTGCTGTAGCCATCTTAGCAACCTCCACGCTTCTTGCGCTTCTTAGTGTTTATGAATTTAAACTCTATTTTAAAATACTTTTAGATCTTGCGCTACTACTTTTCTCTACATAGTTATCCATAGCTCCGTAAAAAGGAGACAGGAACCATAGGTTTGCCCCCGGAATTACAGTCTTAGCTGTATCAACCGCCGCCTTAATCGGCTTACCAGTAACAGCAATACGTGCATTCGCAGGTATTTTTGCCATTGCTCCAATAGCAGGAGAACCGAACTGAGCCATGTTCTGTAGCCAGTTAGCATTGAATGAAACGATATCCCCTAGGATCAGACCACCACCACCACGGGCGAATGAATCAAGTACTAATGTAGGATCTCCTGAAGAGAACCTTTCAATCGTTTCGTCGTCATTGTTTAACATAGCATTGAACAATAGGAGTGCTCCTCCCATCAGTGTCATGTGAGTAGCAAGTGTACCCATTGAACTGTATGTGTGATAGTTGTTCCAAGAAGCTTTATCAAACCCAGCCTGTGTAGCGTTTGGATTATTACGTCTGACAGATCCATATGTAGAATCAATCAGTACCTTTAATGATGTTGATTTAAACTGGTACATGTACCTAGCAACTTCACCCCTACGTGTACCTGCTACAGTGTCACCCATGAAGATTCTTCTTTCACGATTTCCTGGAATTGGTGCCCCAGTCTTGATCTTCTCAAGAAGCCACCCGTTCATCCTCTCCTTAAATGCCGCCAACGAATCAGCGGCATCTAGGTGAGAATCGAAACTACTGGGAGATAGTGATCGGTATTCTTCCACTGTTAAGCGAAAGATGTTTCTCATTCCTTCTTGTGTGTTTAGTCCTAACTTGCTCACAATATCTAAGTCATTCTTGTTGATATCGAACTTAGCTAGATCAGCTTGAATTTGTGGTGTCATTTTACCACTATTAACTGCATCAGCTAAGAACTTTATATACATTCTGGCGTTCGTAATGTGTGATGTTTTGTTGAAGAAGTATCCAAGAGAAGCCTTGTTAACAACTTCACTACCTAATGCTAAAGCATTCGATACCTTGTCATCACCTCTAAACATTCCTCCACCAAGATTGTAAAGCTCTTCGAAGTTACTCATGGCTTCATATTGATTGTACAGGTATGCATCTTCGATATCAGCTCTGATAGCCGCATCCTTCATAGCAGGAATGTACTGCTTATATGTCTCATATACTGAGCGTACAAGTGTTTCATTGTACAGATCTCGTCTTTGCTTTGATGTCATGATTGGGTCTAGGAAGAACGATGTCATACCCGCCTTACCAAGTTTTGCCATGGCCGCCGCTTGTCTGAAGTGCATGAAGAATCTTCCTACTGCACCTGAGTATGGTGCCTTAGATACTGTTAGGTTTCCCCAAGCAATGTCGATCTCTCTCATGATATCCGATATTTCCTGCGGTACTTTACCTTGGCTTTTTAGTTCTTCCTTTACATGCGCCACGATCATCTCGTGACCCTTCTTAGGGTTTCCACCAAAGATAGAAGTAAGTCCAACATCTCTAGCTGTCATACGTGAATAGTATTCCATCTGCTCAGATAGGGTCTTGTACTTACCAAACTCAGTAAGGTAGTTAGTCATTGCTTCGCCGTTCTTCCACGTAGTAAATGATTTAGGGGCGGCACGTCTATTAGCAAGAGATTGTGGTTTAGATAGGGAACGTGGGACTTCATCCATGAGTAATGAATCCTGAAGTGTGATCTTATCATATGACCCCTTTAAGATTTGGATAACCTTATTCGTACTTCCCTCTGTAATCCTACCGTTAGCACGTAGTTGATTGAACTCTTGTAGTTCTGCATCTGATACTTCTGGGAATTCCTTTCTAAAATCCAATGCATCGTCTAGAGCACTTACCCACTTATCAAAGTTGCCAAAGATCTGAGAGCCACTGTGAACCACAGGGCCGTCGTAATCTTGGCGATAGTTTACAAGTAGTCCTGCTGAACGCATCTCTTTGTTCATCATCGCGTACTGTGTTTTAATAATCGAAGCCGCTTGATTGATCTTATCCGAAGCCGCAAGACCTTGAGACTGTCTTCCTGTACGGATTACATCTCTGATATCCCTGTCGAATTGACCAGATTTTAGCTGATCTAAGAATCCAATCTTCTGCATGTTCGAGATAAAGGTACCGAAGTATGCTTTCTGCTTTACCTGAGTCATTCGTTCTGAATTGATTCCGGCACCTTTAACTACTGATGAAGTCTCTTCGTAAAACGATAGGGCAGCCTGCTTTATATCCCCGCCCCATTTAGGATCAGACATCCTGTCCACAGCTAGAACGTGTTTTCCAATTGTATCTAATTCCGCAACTGCTTTAGTTGTTAGGTCGAACTCCATCTCAGCGGCAAAGCCACGGATGTGAGCCATTAGTTTCGAGCGATCTGTTACGTTGTTACGTACGCTATCCATGAAGTCCACGAAAGCTTTGATCTCTTCCTTAGACTTACCTTGATAGAACTCAGATAGATTTACTACACAATTCGATTTACTCATTATTCTTTCCTTAAACAGTTTTCCACTGCCTTAGCAAACTCTTCAGATTTATCAGGTGGATCAGACTTTATCTTCTCCTGTACTTTTTCAAGTTCTTGTTCTGCTCTAAAATATTTAGTCTCTACAGGTTCTAATTTTTTAGTCATTTCGGCAAACTCTTTCTCGGTCTTAGCCTTCACTATATCCTGCCAATCTGACTTAAGTGTGCCGTCTGGATTAGTAATTTCCATCCTAGTAGCGTTGGCATCCATTTTAATTTGCGCCTTCCTAGCCTTAGGAATAGCGTCGTACATTTCTTGAAGTTTTTGTTTAGCTTCTACGATTTTTAAATATTCCTCTGCACTAACTTCTGGAAACAGTTCATCCATTGCATTCTTTAGTTCTAATAAAGATTCATCAATTTCTTTTCTTGTTTTATTTGAAGCTCTCTTTGCACTAATATCATCATTAGCCGCATTAATTGCCTGCTCTATAGATGTTTTAACTTCCTCGGTTACTTCTTTAATAATGTCTTCAATTTTCACTTCAGTAGTAATTGATTCCTGAATCTCTTTAAGGGTATTTTTATCATTAAAGTCTCCATAAGCGTTTGTAAACTCGATGTCTTCGTCATAGAACGAGTCATGGTCTACCTTTGCGTCTGCCAGAATTTCTTGTCCGTCCATCGTTCTGATGGGTGCTTCGATCCTGTCGATGATCTTATGCGAGTCCACTTCTGGTGGCTGTACTACTGATCTACCTTCATGAAGCTTTGTCATATTGGATTCGTTGATCTTGTCTTTAAAGATCGACATAACCTGATGACCGTCACCGATCGCCTCATTATGTAGAGTTCCGTCGTATCCTTCTGTACTTAATCCTTTATTGATCTCGTCGTACATGTCAACAATATCGAACCCAGACTTGCCTTCAGGATTAGGAAGCTCATTGATAGCTCTAAAAACATCAGCCAAAGATGGGTCATCGTCTAGTCCTTTTAATTGATCCCAGATTGTAACTCCAAACTCTGCCTCGATCTTATCCAAGATCTGAGGATACTCAGACGAGGGTGTAGTTTCTAAGTCTAGTAGCTTCGCATTTCCATTATGACCATAAATTTCATAGGTAGTCTGTTCCCCAAAGGTGTTGATAATCCCTTGAGCACTATCTGCCGAACTTACGAAAACGTGTGTGTCTCCGAACCTAGCACTTGGATAGTCAGAAGTTCCAGAGTTCTTCTCATATGCACCAAAGAACGATGCTCCATTAGTATCGAACTCAGCTCTATTGGCATTGTTGAATGCCGATGTAGCCATTCGTGTAGTGACTGACGAAGAGATATTTGGGTTAGGGCTAGTTGCCGTGTGGGTAGTAGCCTTATTATAGACTGCCAAGTTTGCGGCTTCTGAGTTAGTGGCGGCATTGGATCTGTCTGTGATGCGATCAAAGTTTTGCTTAACAACCCCATCAACGAAATCATCTCCACCTGTAGTAGGTGACTTCTTCCCCAATCCTCTTAGTGCTCCAAAGATTACTGCTGTTCCTACAGAACTTTTAACAGTATCCCATAGTGATCTGTCTTGTTGATCAAACTCATTCAGGAATGATTGGTTAAGTGTATTAGTGATAGCCACGTCGGCGATTAGATTCTGTCCGATCTCATTGAATAGAGACATACCCATACGTGATGAAGCTACTGTGTTCATAAACGTAGGTGCGAACTTAGTCATCACAGGGCCTAGAACTGTTGAAGCTCCATATCCTACGTAACCTGCCGCCATATTAATTGGGTCTGCTAGTCCTGCCCCAAGAGTACTTCCTGCTACCACTATATCAGCCATCAGCCCTGTGTTTTGGGCATTAGGAGAACTTACGTTTGCTAATAGATTATAGAGTTCTTGCTTCTCTTGTGATGCTTTAAATCGGTCGTATAGCAATTCTGCCTGAACAGCATTAGCTGATCCCTTCCAGTAATCTTGGGGGACTTCTGGGTATAGTTCATTCAACTGATCTTTGTTATATTCAGGAGTACCTTTACCCATGATATACGCACCTAAAGAATAACTTGTATTATTCTTGTACGCTTCTTGAAATGAGGCACCCGCATAATCTGACCAACCAATCTCAGGGACTTGTTGTTCAGTTGCTATCTGGTCTAACTGCTCCAAGTTATCTTCTAACTTTGGAGCAAGTGTTCTTGTAATCGAAGCCATTATTTAGTCTTCCTTTTTCCCACTGGTGTAGGGTTTGGTTTCGCTAATTGCTTAGTATGCTGAAGTTTCTCAAAGTTGTCTTTATAGATTCTGTCTGCCGAAAATCTTTCAAAGTTATCTACTCCGTTAATTACAGGAGTGACACCCTTACCTTTACTATCTAGAAGTTTTACTCTGTAGTATCCACCAGACTTAGGATCTTTCATCATAAGAACTAGTTCGTTAGCATTTCCAGTAGTGTCCATTGCATTGAATGATAGAGAACCATTCCTCTTAATATCACGGAGAAGGTACTTCTGTTGTAGTTCAGGAGATAATCCTTTGTATTGGGCACCCATTGGAGAGTTTTGGATAGCAGTTAAATCCATCTTTAAGCGACCTTCTGATAGGTCGTCATAGATCTTACCTGTTACTTCTGAAGCAGTTCCCGTCATCTTGTCAGTATTACCTGCATCGAATACTTTCTTAGGGTCAAGCATTCCTTTAAGGGCAGGAGAGTTCACTGGTACTACGCGAGTTCCATAAAATTCCTGAATTGCCTTATCCATTGATCCTTGTACTTTTGACTTGAACGTAGTGAAGTAAGAGTCAGTGTCTTCCATGTTGTTTCGTTGGATGTAGTCCATCGTAATCAACTGTAGATTCTTCGTTGTAAACATTGCATTGATTGCAGGTTCCGTCATACCCGAAGACCTAGCCACTTCCTTAAGATTAGCTAAAAATTCTGAGTCTTTAGAAGCTGATACAACAGCATCGTTAAGATCTTTGTATTCAACATCTTTCCCAAAGATTCCTTGTCCTCTAAATGTTTCCATTAGTTCTTTCTCAGACTTCCCAGTATAACGATTCTTAATCGCCAGTAGTCTGTCTGTTTGAAACTTGGCTACATCTGGTGCTCCAACTTGAGCATTAGCTACAAGAGAAGCTGTCTCTAGATCCATCTTATTTTCTTTAATCGCCTGTGTGTACAGTGCAGTCGCAACTTCAGGAGAACCAGCATTAACTTGTTCAAAGAACTGACGTTGTTGAGAAGCATCCATTACTTGAAGTCTATCCATTACCGATTTCAACTGAGCACTTGGAAGGATATCTTTTGAATCCATAGTCGCCTTGACGGTTCCCATGTTATTCAGCATTTGTCTTCTGTAAGTGTTCATTGCTGAAATTGCCTTTGGATCTGCAATCATGTTCCCTCTAGCATCAAAGCGAATCGCTGATCTACTAAGGTTATAGTACTGACGTTCCTGTACTACCAGTGAGTCTGGTGAAGTTTGCATCTTAGTCAGAGTTTGTCTCTGAAGCTTTTGAAGTCCATCTTGCATAGAAGCTTTTGCACTTGCTCCAAGTGCTGGGTACTTTGCATATAATTCATCAATTCTTTCAGGCCCCATAATTGGTGCCATAATTGCAGTAACATAATCTCTTCTTCTCTTCTCGTACATCTCAGGAGAACTTGTGTATCCTCTTGATCCAGTGTTAATTAGGTCGCGTTCAGCATCCGTCATTACGGCAGATGTTGCCGCCTCACCAATTTGCTGTAGTAGTTGGTAGTCTGTTACACTCGCTGGTGTCTCAGTTGCAACTACCGATTGATATGAAGCAATCCATTTCTCAACAGCTTCCTTCCCACCTTGCTTGAATTCAACAGTAGACGGTTGCTTGATTAGATCTTTCATCTTCAATGAGAAATCTAGATCCTTCTTTTCTTTGTTCTTGAATGTGATCGCCAAGGCCTGCTTTAGGTAAGACTGCTTTTCTTCTAGTGACAGAGTATCTGCAAGAGGGTGTGCCTCTGACAGGATAGCCGCTTGTCCTAAACCATCTACTTCTTTGTTTTGTAATAGTTCATCGAAGTATTTCAATTGGTCATCCGTAGGAGTTTCTCCGTAGATGTCGATGTATTGTTGAGTAACGTATTTAGAAAACTCACCCTTGTTCTTAAACATTAATCCAAGACCTGTTAGCTTGGAGAAATCCAGCATTGCTGTTGGATCTGTTTGCATACGTCTTAGAGTTGCATCCATTGCAGAACCCATGAACTGTCTGTTCATCTTAGCTTCAAGTGCAAGTGCCACTGTCTCACCATTAGACTTACGAACTAGATCAACGTGATCTTTCATATCAATGATCTTATCGTCTAATACAGCCACCGTGTCTTGGTCAGAGTATAGAATCTTCTCACCATTGAATGATACTTCTTGGTTAAAGTCAGTTACCGCTCTCTCTGTTGTAATAGCAGAGTTCTTAAAAACTGCGTTTACTTTTTCATTTGTTACGAATGGAGTTGCTTGTGCTTCAAACTTAGTTTTAGAAATTTCTTCAGATAGTGATCCATATGTAGCTTCTTTTTCTTGGTCAGTGAAGTCAGCCATATATTGATCGTATGTCTTCTGTGAAGAAACGCCATTACGATCAACTACGAAATTGTCTTTGTCGATATTATTGAGTGCCCAATTTTGCTCTTCAGCTACCTTTGTCTTTAGTTCACTCATTCCGTTCATTGCTTCACGGTCTGTAAAAATATCCAGTTCTTTATTATGGAAATCTGTAGCTACATTGGCTAGTGTTCCACCTAAAGAAGCGAGTGCCTTATAAGCATTAACATCCCCGTCACCTTCGAAGACTTGTCGTCCTCTATTCATTTCAGGTAGGGGTGCCTTATATTTTGATAGGTCGATAAAAGCCATCTTAATATCCTTCTAATGCAGGTGATCTCCCTGCTGATCTGTTTACTGATCTTTGGTTTGCCGAAGCTGTAGCATTCTGTCTATTAGAATACTTACCATAAATATCTAAGATTGATGAAGCGGCATTGATATAGTTAGCAGTTGACTGTGCCTTACTATCAGCTTGAATTGCTGAAGCATCCTGTCTGATTAGATCAGCTTCGTACTTAGCATTTTCAAGTGCTGTATCTGCTTCATATTGAGCACGGTTAGCAATCTCTTGAAGAGAATTCCCCGCCGCCAAAGATGTTCTGTCTACTGCCCCAGACGATAGTGCTCTGGAAGCAAACGTAGTTTGATCCATCCCACCCTGTCCGATAGCATTCTGAGCTTCAATATTTCCTTGAAGTAATCTTCTTTGTGCCTGTGCTTCTAGTGCCGCCGCCCTAGCTTTAGCCCTTTTCCTCTCAGCACTATCTGCCATTAAACCGCCGACAAGACCTATAGTCCCCCCGATAGCAGTTCCCCAAGGCCCAAATGCTGAACCTGCGGCTGCTCCAGATGCGGCTCCACTTACAGCTTGACTAGCCATTTCTATTCTCCCTGATAACTCACGCCTCTATATGATACGCCAGAAATGTTCAGAGGTGTAGGTTTATCTGATTCTATGTAAAAGTGATTCTCAAGATCTGGTGATTGAGGCATGTCATACTTCACGTATTTAGTTTGCATATTTAGCAATGATAGCCCTTCAGCGTCGTATATTGTACCACCTTCCATTCCCAGTTTAAATGGGCCTGAGCGATCTACCTGTACAACAATTCTATCAACTCTAGTGATATCCCCTACTGCTGAGTTGTTACCCCCACCTTCTGAGATTGGCATAGTTCTAAGTTTTACCTTCATACGTTTCCCATAAAAGAAGGCTGGGTTAGTATACGAAGCACCGCTGATGTCAACTGGAAGTGCAGGTAATGTTCCAATATCTCCATCCCATAATGCTGGAATATTCCAAGTATACTCAACCCCATTGTAGAATAATTGAACTGTGTCACCTACAAAGAAATTAGCAATTTCAGGGTAGAAATTTTCACCTGTTATTGTAGGACTGAAAACTCCGATATCCCCACTTAATGGGAAATCAATGGTTCTTTTTCCAACTGAGAAAAGTTCAACCCCATATCTACTGATGTGTGTGTAACCTTTGTAGTTAAACACAAAGTATAGGTTCTCTAAAGAAGTTGTAAAGTCTATCAATTCTAACTGTGAGACAATCTCGGTAATAGCCTTGATTTCAGTATCAGCGTGCATTGTTACCATGAAAAATCTTTTATCCAATGTCCTTGCAATAATAGAGTTAAGTTCTTCACACCACTCAATCTTGTCGAATACTAGATCTAACCCTTCTAGGGCAGTAGAAATTAATCCATCAACTGATTCATAATCCTTATCTTCAGTTGAAATGAATCGAATGTCCCTTCCATCTTTAGACAGGTAGAAGATTTTACCATCACCTCTTGATGAGGCTGCTAGTGCGGCACTGTTAGTTCTGATGTTCCACTGTTCAAAACTGTATGCATCGAATGTACCGTTGTTAACAGTAAGCTGAGTTTCCCCTGCTAATGTTCCAAAGTGAATTCTTCTTCTAGAGTCAATAAATGAAATTGGTGCAAGATTTGGAACCCTAGATTGAATACCATAACGATAAATATCTGTTGCCGCTGGTGTAGCTACACCCTCGTACATCATATGAGATACATCCGAAGATTTATCCTGTATTAACGAGAACTGCATGAACCCTTGAAAGTTAGTAATAACTGAAGGGTGAATTCCCGATGCCCACCATGCAGACTCATCTACACCTGCACTTCCATAAATTAAACGATTAAAACAATACGCCACTGCTCTTGGATGAGATTGACCACCCCATGTAGAAACTTTCCATCTTGATGTATTTGTCTCCGGTGTTCCACCAACGATTTGCATAGCAATGAATTCATAGGTATTTCCTGAGGCAACATCAAATCTAGTGATAAAGAACACGCAATCGTTTAAATTATCCGCACTAGGAAGGATCATGAACTTACCCAATAAAGCATCGGGAGATGTGTACCCTGTACCTAGAAAATCTAAATCTAGGCATATGTCTTTTGGCACAATTACTTTCCACACAAGTTTATTACCAGTGTACGACAATACCTTATCGGCAGTTGTTGCCCCTGATTGTCCCGAAATTACTCCCACACTAATAGTTAATGCTTTATTCGGGTTAACTACGTTAAACGGAAAATTTACTGGCTGAATTACGTTATAATAATCTGTTGCTGGTAATGATTTACCAAGGTTTGCTACGAATGCTCTTACATTTACATAGTAAGGTAATATTACGAAAACTTCTGTAGTAGGTGTTAGCCCTGCTGTCACCGGAAGATTTATTAAACTCACAGTGAAACTGATATTGTTAACACTATTGTCTTTAATCCCACACGAAAACACTAGAGTAGCATCTGTTACTTTAGAAATATGTGTTGGTCTAGGAAACAACTGGCTTTGGTAATACCCTAGTTGAGTATTAACAACAGGTGCCCCTTGAGATACGTTAAACGCAGTCAAGTCACCATTCACAACACTCGCAGGAGTGTCAGGCCCAAAAGGTCTGCAGTCCTTGTACTCTCCTGTCGCAGGATCAATTACGTTTAAAAATGTTGATTGAAAGTCTGCAACTGTCGTTGGAGTTGCACTATTAACAATAGCATTGAATGCCTTTGTGGTATTGAATCTAAAAGTAAATTCTCTACCACGTAAGTGGACAGAGAAGTAAACTGTGTCTTCTGTCTCTAGTATTGGCTTAGGATCAAATGTAATAGCCCCGTCGTTTATAGCTACAAATGGTTGTACGTGAGGCATCTGTAAACCTAATCGTTTACTAATCCCCCCCACCTTATCAACTACAAAGTTCTCAAGTTTCTCTGCTGTTGTAGTTAGATCCCCGTCCTTCTCTCTTCCACGAAGTCTTGGTGAAACCATCCCACCTTTAAAGGTAGCTTTTAGAGTATTGTACTTCATAGACGCTGACTCCAAGTGTAGTCTGTTGGGTATCTATCGGCAGGAGTTCCCTCTTGTGAATTGTATGATCTTGCTCTACGAAGGTATCTCTCAGCTTCGCTGATGATTGATTGCTGTAGAGATGCAGACTGTACAAGTCCGTACGAGATGTCTTCCGCTAATTTAAGAACGAAGACTTTAACAAAACTGGCCGTAAAAAGTGTTGGATCATCAACGAAAAGCAATGCCTTTGCTCTAAGTACAGCAGAATTTCTTGCCGCTATAATCGTTCCAGTGGCAGGAGTTGCTGGTGAACCAGCAACAGTATATGAATAAGTGTTCGCATCAATATAAGTAATAGTCTGCTTACCGTTATACTCAGGTTGATCTGCACCAGAGATAAAAATTACCTCAGTGTCGTTGTACCCATGTTCTGCTTGTACTACCGTGGCAGTAGTTCCAACTCTGGTAATAGCTACTGGTTGAGCATCATCATTGTGATTCGTTAGTACCTTATCACCCTCAACTCTAAAGTCGCATGAGTTACTTAGTTCTAAAATTCTAAGAACATTGTCTGGGTAATCATAAGTATAAGCGAAACCAAACGAAGGTGTTCCATTTCTGACTAAGGCAATCTCACGATCTGTGGCAAAGTTCCACGTTGAATCGTTTAATAAGTCTCTTAAGGTAATTTCGTATTGATTCTTAAGCATGTTTGCACGCTTATTGTCTTCTACCAAGGTTGCTAGTGGTTCTGCCCCACATCTAATTAGAGCCGCGTTCCAGATTTCGAGTTTGGTCGTCATAAACCACCTAAAATAAAAAGAGGGGGACGAATCCCCCTCATGAATTGATTAATTTAATTCTAATCTACCGAGGTAAATTAAGCAACTACGTAAAGAACCCATACTGAGATCGGTAGTGTAGGAGAAGCTCCAACAGTTGCGATTACATTGAATTCACCAGTTGTTAAATCCATAGGTGCTACGTTTACAGCCGCCCCTGAACCACCAAGACCAACAGAATTTACCGAAAGAACCTTAGCTCCCTTTGGTAATTTACCGATATTGATTGTGTCAGTTGCTACCGGAGTAGTTCCTACTGAATCGTCCATAAGTACAGCAGGTGTTCCGCCATAGAATCCCGCGTCCGCTCTTTCTGAGGGTACGTTTACATATGCTTTTTTAAAATTTCTTCCGTCTAATGCAGCCATATTATTCTCCTAAAGAATAAAAGGGGTGTTTCCACCCCATTTCAAATTATAGTTCAGATGTTACAACTTCTAGTACACACTTTTCTTCAAGGCGTGTAGCACCGATCGACATTTTCGAGAAGATTTGGATAGTGTCACCTTTAGTTGGTAGTCTATCAATCATCGTGATCATGCTTTCAGCTTTAACCATTAGGATACCTTGCTTTACGAAAGCTACACAACGTCTACCTTTTGCAGCTGTAACTGTACCAGTTCCCGCTCCGTAAGCTCCGTTTGTAACAGTGTAAGTTACGTTAGCCGCTGGTCTTTCTACTAGTTCAGTTCTTACGAATCTGATACCTACGAAAGAGTCAACTGCTCCGTTAACAAGTGCCTTAACAGTGTTGTAGTCGGCAGAAGTTACTTGAGTTGTTGCAAGAAGAGAGTCGATTTCTTCAGCAGATACTACAAGGATTACTTCCCCTTCAACTTCGTTTTGGTTGAATTTTTTCTTGATCGCTCTTAGTGTTTGGATGTTTAGACCAACACCAGTTGTAGTTGTCCCATCGAACGCTACAAGTTTTTGAGAAGTTGGCATAACTACTGGAGTTGCTCCTTCTTTTCCTTCGTAAGCAGTTCCAAGAGCACCAGCAAGGATGATTCTATCCATCTTTCTACCGAAAGACATTTGGAAACCTTGTGCGATTGGTGATTGTGGGTCGTGGATCATCTTAAGTTTATCAAGGTGATCTACATATTCAGTCTTAGAGTAGTTTCTAAAAGAAGCCATTCTACGACCACGTGGAGTTTCTGACGGTTGAAGATCAGCATACTTGTCTACTCTTTCAGTAGGTTCGTCTGCTAGTCCGTAGAAGTCCCAGAATTCTTTCTCTGCTTTCTGGATTTCTTGACGAACAAGACCAGATAGACGAGAAGACTTTTGCTGTGACAGGTGCCAGATGTTTGCGTTAAATGCGTTTACATAATGGACAGGTACGATTGATTCACCACTCATGGGTATCTCCTAAAATAAAGTTGTTTTACATTCTGTAAGATTATCCGCGTCCTGCGGGTCTTTAATTAGAAATTACCTGTACTAAGGGGCTGTCGCTTGTCCTAAGGTTTTATTTCTTTATTCCCCTAGGATAAACGACAGCTAAACTGAAATCAAGCTTTTTGTTGAGACTCTGCAAGAATTTTTTGAAGATCAAGCATTTTATTCACCACATCTCTGTGTTGAGCATGTCCTTCATCATAGTAAGGAGATTTTGTGTCACCGTAGATTGCGTTAATTTGCTTACTTGCTTCTTCAGCAGAAGTTCCAAATCTTGTTACTACGTTTTGTTGGAATGTATCTTCTTTAGTTAATGAACCAGAAATTGATTTCATTAGTCTAAGGAACTGTCCATCTGACGCTAAAGGGGATTGCATGATTGCTTTAAGCGTATCTTCCCCACCGAAATGAGTGATTACTCTTTGAGCTTGAAGAAGGTTTCTTTCGTAGTCCGCTCCCCATTCTTTCTTAAGCCCAATCGCGGTAGCCTTAACAGCTTCCTTTTCCTCTGCTTCGTAGGACTGAACGATCTTATCATTGTACCCTTCCATCTCAGCAACGATTGCTTGAAGTTGGTCTGGTCTAATGTTTAGTTCGTATGCTTTCTTAGATAGGTTAGCTTGGAATTCCTTGTCCTCAATAGTAGCAGGGAACTCAGCTTTATAGTCTTCCATGCTAGCAGGTAGTCCGCCTTTTTGGTAGTACTCTTTCCATTGTTCTGGTGTAGATGATTTAGTAGGTACGATTACCTTGTCTGCTCCAACCATCTTTTGCGCGTGGTAGTATCCTTTAATAACATCGTCCATTCCTTTTACAGATTGGAACATTGGTGATCTAAGAATTTCTGCATCTACAGTTGTACCCTTAGCCCATTCAGGTGCAGTCCAAGATGGATCTCCTCCTGTTGATGCTGGGTCAGTATTAGCTGGCGGTGGTGTCCCTCCTCCTGCATCTCCTAGAATGGCTTCGTTCATTAACATGTGTCTTCTAAATCCAAAATTCATTAATTACTCCTGTGATTGTCCCTCTAACTTATTGAGATAAGTCTCAAGTTCAGTAGGATCAGCTTTGATTGTGCGTAAAATTTTAAGGACAAGAGATCTCTCCCCTTCCCTGTATGCCAGTTCATGTGGATTAGCATCCATCGTTGACCTGTACATATGAGCATTCTTCATCAGATCAGACAATACTTTCATACCATCTACTGTTTCGAAAACACGTTTATATGCGCGGATAACCTCCGCGCGTGCCTGTCTCTTTGTAAAAAAATCCATAATTACCTTTGTAGTAAGCTACTTGCTTGAGCGTTGTTTCGAGAAGCTTCAGAGTTAACCTTCGCCATCTCTGCTTCAGCCGCCGCCGCTTGAGCGTCCGCTTTAGCAACTCTATAGTCCTTAAGCTGTTTCTCAGTTTTCAATAAGTGTAGAGGAGCACCATATGCTCTGTAAACAAAGCGTACTGTATCATCTGAGTTTACCAGATCTCTAGCGTTCTCATCAATCGCCGCTAATCCTGCAACTGTCTGAAGTGCTCTAATAACACCGTCAGCTTCAATTGAGTCTTGCGCGCGAGCAAGCTGAGATACAAACTTGATCTCTAGTTTTCTATCTGCTAACCCAGTTGGAACTGGTTGTAGTAATCCACGTCTGAAACAGATACCATAAACGCGATTTAAAATAGGCCCTATTAACTCGTACATGAATCTACCAATAACAGGTGCGAACACTCGTCTTGATTCATCAGTTCTCTGAGATACTTCAACCGTAGTCATACGGTCATTCTCAGCTAAGTGTAACTGGTCTAAATAGAAAGTCTTATCAATTTTAGCGTGTAGTAATTCAATAATTTGATGCCCTAACGCTGGGTTTGCACCCGTAGTAATTGGCTCAATTCTATCCTTAGAGTCTGCTCTATAATAGTTAACTCCACCCGGTGTCAATCTAACCGGAAGTACTACACCTTCATCAGGCATTTGTAACGGTGGATTGATTGCAAGTTGAGCACCTTCAAGCCAAATCTGCATCATCTTATTACACGTCTTCACATCTGGAAGCGCATACATCGCAGGGCCTCTGCCATAGATCTCGCCCGATAGTTTATAAAAACGTGAGATGATACATGGGTTCTCTTCAAACCCTGATACTTTCAAAATACACATATCATCTTTCAGAATGTGTACTGAAGTAAATGGAAGCATCTCGTGCTGTAATCCTTCAGGTAATCCCTTAGTTGGTTCAATAGCTTGAATGATAGTTACTTCCATCATTGGATCTTGAAACCTTAGCTTCTGTAATCTTTCTGGAAGTTTAGCTTCTCCATACTCTTCAAACAACTGACCTAGAGTACGCTTATACTCGTAATGAACTTGATCAATGACTCCCTTATAGTTCTCTGCAATTGAGCACTCATAAATAGGACTTGACTTAAATTTACAAATCTCAATCGGATCTTCATCAACCTGCAAGTGAGACGTGTGCAATGAGCACAGATCCAAGAACACTTCATGAATTTCTGATTGGAAGTTCGATGCGTTTAAAACACCGTTGATAGTCTTAGCTGTATCCTGTAACCAAACAGCGTTTTCTGGATTCTGATCAATCAAATGATCCCCAGACGTATACTGAAACCACTGTACAACAGGGTTCGTAATCATACCATGGAAGTGTGAAGCCAGTCTCTCAGAGTCAATCCTACCAATAGAATCGAAGATCTCCTGCCCTTTCTTCTGACCCGGAGTCATTCCACCCCAGATATCATCCTTGTTAGGTAGGAAGTATCTTGCCAGTTCTTTCCAATGGGATTCCCAGTTGGACTTCGCTAGCTTCATCTTATCATTCTTATTGATGATGTATTCACATAACTTCTTTTCTTCTGGATTGTTATTATCGTACATTAGAAACCACCGCCACCTAGAATCGAATTACTCGATCCGAAGCCTGAAGCTCCTGTTAATGTTTGTTCTTTTTTTCTCTTCTTATTAGCCGCGATTGCGTCTGTTTTACCAAGAATTGTACCGAACGTACTCTTGTTAGCCATCCAATCCGAAACTCTTCCACTACCAGAAATGTCGCCTTTGTTTAGGAAACCAGTTCCCCTTTCATATGTAGTAGTTGTCCCAGCGGCAACTGATCCTAAGATTCCTTCGTCCAACGCTTCCTGCGTGTCGAATAAATCTTCATAAGAATAGCCATCTTCTAATCTTTTTCTAACTGCCATCATGTCCTCCAGACATCGAATTGAGTCTCTGCATCTCTCGGTAATTTCTTCAAGTCTATACCATTTCCCTGTTTTTCACAAACAGCAAATACCCCAAAGGCATCTGATCCATGTGAAGCCCAGTTGTGTAAGGCAGAGTCTTGGAAGATCCCGTTCTTAGCATCCCACTTCCTCTCATAGTTCTTAAGAGCATCCAGCCCTCGCATACACTTAATACGATCAAACTTGCATCTAGCAAGCATCATCCTAACCGCATTAACTCTATCCGCAGGTGATCCCTTCTTCGCAAGCCTTGGTCTAATGCCAAGTAACTTGTGTGCCGTCGTTACCCTAGTCTCTCCATTACCTGACCACTCCCTAACCGCACCATCGTGTGGAAAGAAATGTCTATCGTACACATACGCCTTCTTCTTCAATTCCCCAGCGTAATACTCAAGCCCCTGTCCACTCATCTCGATATAATCAATGATGTGGTTCCATTCCCCTATACGCTGTACAAACCAAATAGCAGTGGAGTCATCCATACCAATGTCCCAGTAAGTGCTAACTGGATATCTAGCATCGTGAGGTAGATCAAGGATACGCCCTTCCGCCTCAGCCTGAACCATGTACTTACCATAGTAAGCCCCCACAAGTGCCGCTTGAAACGAACACTCAAACTCCTGCTCATACTCTTCTTCAGAGATCTCCGCCGCCATAGCACGAAGCTCCTCTGACTCAATGATGTTCGTCTTAGATGCCGGAGCATTAAACGAGTACCACTTCAACCACGGTGACTCCACCATGTTCCTCTGTGCCGTCTGATAGATCTGATAGAACTGGTTCATCCCTTTAGGCGTTCCAATAAAGATTGCCCATCCCTTACGATCAGCTAACATCGGACGAATGATCTCCCCCCAAATAATAGGACTCATCTGTGCATACTCATCGAAGATACATCCATCCAAATAAATCCCTCTGATTGAATCTGGATTCTCTGCACCAAGTAACCAAATCGTGATAAAGTCACCCCTATCATGTCTCGGAATCTTGATCCTAAGCTTCGCCTCATTCTTCTCAACTCCCGGATAATTGATGAACATCTCTTTGAGATATGTCCACGCAATCTTCTCCGCCTGCCCATATGTAGGTGCTATGTATGCATATTGTGGATTGTGATGCTCACACTCAAAACCTGCCGTAGCAAGTTCCCCAAGTGCAAACTTAGTTTTCCCAAATCGTCTATGGCAGACAGCTACAAAGAAACGAATCTTCTTCTGTCTGATCGTCTGGTGAAGAAATGCCTGTATCGGTCTTGGTGTATACCCAAAACTAATAGTTTGTGGAACAGTCATTCTAACCTATTTACTACCCTTATTACGGTAGCGATTGATTGCTTTCCCAACCTTACGTCTGTTCATCTCTGCCTGATAAGCTTCATAGTCCGACTGAGTCTGTTCAGACTTAGGTTTCGCCATATAGATCTTATCCTTCGTGAACAACGGTTCTTCGTTCTTGCTATTAGGATCTTCCTGTCTATCTTCGTTGACCATTTCTTCGTAGTCTTGGTCTTCCATCTGTGCAGGTTTACGCTTTTTTGCTAGTGCTTTTGCTTTCATTCGAATCCTTCTTCTGTTTCTTCTTCGGTTGTGTGTTCTCGATCACTGGTGTCACGGACGGCGAAACGATCTCTACTGAGTTCGATTGTTCCTCTATCATCTGCATCGAGTTCTCGCTCGTCTGTTTCCAGACCCATTTTCGTTCCATCGTCAAACCCCTTAAAATTTCCAAATTCATCTACTATAATATCCGAAGGCTTCTGAGAGTCAAGCACTCCCGTATGTAACGTGATACTAATCGCACTACCGCCCTTGTTCGTGATCTCTTCCTTCTTGCCATATAGATCAGGGTTCGACTTCTCAGCCGCCCACTTATGAATATCCGCCGCCAGTTTAATTCCCGGAATGTCATCCTTGATGGCACCTAGTGCCGCGTCTGCCAGTTCAATGACCCTATCGAAATGCGCATCCCCCCTCTGCTTACGTGCTTCTGAAACACGGAGCTTGAACTCAGGGTATATGGAGATCCATGCATACATTCTGCTGGCAGATGGCATATTAGGAAGTCTGGATACGGATGCAAGTGTCTTACCCTCACGGATTAGATCGCATATTGTATCGGCTATCTGTAGATTGAATTGCTTGTTATCTGATTCTAGTTTCGCTACTACATGCATCTTGCCAGTATTGAGGTCTAGGGCATCGTATGCCTGTGCTTGGGGATTCCAAATGTGGAGAAGGTTTAGTTCTGGGTTGGCAGGTAAGTTGTCCAATTGTCCTCCGTGGGATTGGATGTACGGCTACCTACTGCACAAACTGAGAATTCGCACATCATATACAGATACGAGCTGTACACTTACGTGGATCATGCAGGACTTCACCGTATAAATGTTAAGTGTATCACCATGTTTATGTTTTGGGAAGCTTTTATTACTGGAGCGTGGTGGTCGGGTATAGGATCTGGGATTTTTGTTTCGCGAGGGAACACCATGGAATGTCACTAAAGAATCGCGCGTTGGGGGACATGCCCCTCGACACAGAGCACCTTAATATAAGAACCATGCCACTTGAAACATGTATTAGTGTTAAATGTTTCACACTACTATATAGACCTTGATACCTATCGAGATATGCCGATACTCGTACCACTGTGCCCACGATACCTTGAAACACTATACTAACTACCTAGTATCACAGAGCTTGACATACTATAACTTGTCGACTAATATCCTAATCAATCGACAACAATATCGTTGTCACATATTAGGAGATACTAGAATGAAGAAACTAACTACAATCCAAAAAGAACTAACAAAGATCGCTAAGTCACAAGGCATGACACAAGATCAAATCGACTTAATGCTCGCTTCGATGCCTATTGATACAACAATCAAGGCTAAGGCACCTAATGACCCTAATGCGCCTATTACAGTGACTATAGGTGAATATGAGGGAAAGCCGACTATATCGCTTCAAAAAGGTGCTAATAGCTTCGTGAACCGCCCTTTTACGTTCGGGAAAGCCAAGGCTCAGATGATCGTAGCTCAGTACGAAGCTATCAAGAAGTTCGCAGAAGCTAAGTAACAAATATTAATTTTAGCGAACCCTGTGCCGTGATACATGGTGCGGGGTTTTAGGAGTCATTATGCCAGTAAGCCCTTTTTTCCTTAAATCATGGTCCGACGTTCAAGAATCAGAAGATCAACAATACATAGACTACGAAGCACTAATCAATTCAGACGATGAATTTTTATGCCTTGAATCCCTAGCGTTGGACTCAGCTCATGAATTCTAAATCCAAGTACGATGATGCCAAAAAGAAGTTGGAAGCGTTATTCGCCTTGAGTCGATGGTACATGAGTCAAAACAACATTGACCAAGTTTTTGTCACTCAGACCAAAATCCGTAACCTATGCCAGAAAATGCTTGAGTTTTAATACCTGTAACGCTGTTGTGAATTTAGCACCAGCGTTACAGTTTTGTAACCGAATGTAACCGTGTAACCCATTTTTTCCACAAACTTTTCTACTATTATTTTCTAATTTTATAACTTCGTAGATTACCTGCTTTTTATTCCTTTTCTCTTTATAGAAAAATTAAGTTACAAAATACAATTCATAGCAGATTGCCGAGCAATTACTGGCATGTAACTGTAACGTAACCCTTTTAATTCAGCACCAAATAGTTACAAAGTAGTTACACTTTTTAGTGTGATCTGCGCACAAGCCTTAAGGTTTTCTTAATTGTAACCCGTTTGAAAGTGCCCAAATTGTACAAGTTACATTTGAGTTACATTTTTAAATAATACCCGTGGAACGTAGCGCATATACCGTAAAAAACAGGTAAAAACCATCAAAAAAGACCCGTCAAACCGACACCACAAAGCCCAAACTTGGCACCATGATACGCCACCATAGCCGCCCCGAACAAAACCAAATTTCAACCGGTTACAACTTGGCATGAACCCTGCACAAGCCATCGACAAACCGAGATTCACCGATCATTTTGATCAATAACAAGGAGAAATTAATGCTAATTTATTTACTTCTTACTGTCAGTTGCTCTATAAAAGAGCCTAGTAAGACATTTCAGTTAACCTGTAAACCTAAGGTCGAACGCTTCTTTTTGGCAGAAAAGGACTGTAAAGAAGCACAGACGGTTGCTTCAACTTGTATCACGGTACAGGTAAATAAGAGCGCAAAACAGTAACGTATAAGTGGAATTAACCACTGATCTAATGCTTAAAGGAGCACAATAATGAACAGGAAAACAGCAATTATCGCACTAATGAACGGTGAAACAATGAAGTACTCAGGGTACTTGTATCGTATTACTCAAGATACACACGTTCTTCAGTATAGTGACAACAATGGAAAAACATGGGCATCGTCTGGACAATCATTCAATTCTATGGATTTCACAAGAATGGGGATTTACGAAGCACCAAAGAAAATTGTAGCTTTCAAACACACTAGAGATGGTGGAGTAGAACTGGCAGAGGAGAATTCAGACAGATTTCATACGTTCAAATCTAATCGTAACTATGAACAACTAGAGTTAACTCAAGACCTAATGATTGCCGCTACTAAGAAGTGAATACCAACCCTTGATGAATGGAACACCGTTGGTTACTTGGTTGAATACCAAAATCAATACTTCGAGATGCCATCATTCTGGGAGACGCTTAAGCTAATTTGGAAACATAGAAAGAATTATTACAACTTAAAGTCCGCAATAATGCAGGACTAAAATAACAAAAAGGGGAATTTATGGAAATCACTGCGAAAGTAATGGGACAATCAGCGAAAGTTGTAGAAGTAAGCGGAACAGCGACAGTTGCAGAAGTTAAATCACAACTTGGATTAACTGGAAACTATACAGTTAACGTTGGTGGATCACCAGCAAAAGACGAAACAGTATTATCAGAAGGGGCTTATGTAGTATTCGCTCCAAGCGTAAAAGGTGCTAACTAATCGTATTTATTAAGAGCTAACTAAGACCCACACCTTAGATTAGACCTAAACGGCTCAGTAGTATAGGGATTCACACCTCTATATTGCTGGGCTTTTTGGCGTTAGAAAAGGAGAAATAATTATGGCACTAAAATTTAAAATAGGGGATGAGGTAAGGGTTCTTCCATTAGAGGAGCTTAAGAAATTATATTCAAGTAGGTATCACCCACTAAGAGAGAGTATGGAGAGAGCGGCAGGAACTACTGGCATAATCACCGAGGTATACGGAGATGATGTTTATCACATCAACGATAACAGTGATTACTGGTATGCTTCTGCACTTACTTTATCTAAAGGAGTAGACCCATGGAAGACTTAAGAAAGACATTAGAGAAACTAGGGCTTGTAGAACTATACGAGCAAGAAGTAACTATGCAGGACAGACCGAAAGGAGCATGGGAGTATACGAACGTAAATGGTGCCTTAACTTGGCTCCACACTTCCCAAGGTATTGACTTGTGGGAAGCTGTTTATTACACCCAAACTGGGAACAGATTACAAAACAGGCATACAGAAGCACTCGCTAAGTACGGTAAAAAGGAACAGGTGATTCCATGGCTGTAGAAATTGAAGAAGGAGACATAGTCCGAGTACCATTTCACACACATGTGAGAGGAGAATATTGGTACTCTGAAAGGAAAATGAGAGCGTTCTGTAATACGGAACAAGAGGTTTTAGAAGTAAATGGTTTATTTATTACTCTAAACACAGCACCCCTTACCTTTTGGCATAGAGATCACCTTAAACCAACAGGTAAAAAAGCTAAGACGGAGGAACCATGGCAAGAATGAGTCAGTTAGACGAAGAATTAAAAGACTGGATTCCTCAAATAGGGGAGACAGTTACATTTAGAAGTGAAGCAGAAATCAAAGAAGGATGTAACCCCGATGGATTTTATGGTTATAAACACATGGTAGAAAAAGACTTCGAGTTTGAAACCGCTGGAAGTAGTTCACGATATGAAAACATTATTGATTATGTTTCAGGTAACGGCATTAGCAGAACCGTGGTACGAAGATGTTGGTTAAAGCCAACAGGTAGAGTACAGGGAGTAGACCCATGGATTTAGTAGTAGGACAGAGAGTAGTAGTAAAATCACTGGAAGAAATACAGGAAGATACAATAACTTTTGACCCTCTTTGGGTTAGTCATATGGATTCTTACTGTGGTCAAGAGTGCGTGATTGACGAGAAAATTGACGTCAGAAACGGAGGAATACACGTTTCTCTTCATAAATTAGGTAATTCAGGAAGTACATGGTGGTTCAGCCACAGATGGCTTGTGGGATATGGAACTTCAAAAGGAGTAGACCCATGGATTTAAGAGTAGGGGACATTGTTAGAGTTAAGCATCTAACAGAAGCAGAGATTAATTCTATTTCATACGTACATTTCAACTCTTCAATGTATCAAATGATGGGTAAAGAGTACGAGATTGGTAGAGTATCTGATAGGGGTTCCTATGTGTTAAATCATTGGTGCTTTCATCCGTCATGGGTTGAACAAATAAAAGAACAAAGTCCGTGGAACGAATAACAACGTCATAAGGAGGAATAATGTTTATTTCAGACGTATCACAGTTAACACCGCACTTAAAAAAAGCGGTAGAACAAAATCCATTCCTGCTAGAATTGCAGAAAATGGAAAAGAGACACTCAGATTGTTTGCGAGTAGCAAGCGACATGAACAGAAGGGTTATTGATTACTCGAAAGAAGTCGAAAACGCCAAGAGAGATGCCAAGATCAACAATGATATGGCGAAGATTACTGAACGTGGACTTGAGAAAATGAGAAAGGTATCGGATGAACAATCGAAAGAAAAGACATGCGAGTTCCTTGACCAAGGTAGAATGATGAAGTTCTTTGAATCTATCGGTATGAAATTCGTTTCATTATCTATGGATGGTGGAAGTTCACCAGAGAACGCTTACCTAAGATTCATTAGACCTGCTAAGATGATTAACAATCTTCCAGTACAACCGATGGTTGTTAGAATCAATTACAGGCTTCAAAATGGAACATTCATGTTCTATAAAGTTAAGTGCTTCTACTCCATGAAACTTGTTTCAAATATGCACCCTCATATCGAGACAGATGGTGGTGTATGTCTAGGTAACTTCTATGATGTACTTGAAGCTAATCAGGCATCAACGATCCTTGAATCGTATCAAGATCATGTGTTGTTACTTGATACACTTCTTCAAACTTATAACCCAGACTCTCCTTACAGAGGAATAAATGACATTATTCAAGAAGTGTCAGGAAGTGGGTTTTCTTTTCAAAGTGCAAGTGTCGATATTGAGCACTCAACTACAGCGATTACAATTGCACATTCAAAGTTGAATCCAGCAAGATCTACGTATCAAGTTAAGGATTTAATCACTAGAGGAATGTATGAGGATTTCTACAAGACAATGTCTACACTGAAATTGTCTGATGTCATTGATGACCTTGCCGCTAAAATTGCTACAAGATCTCATGACGGTGATTCGAGAGACATGTATGACATGCTTTTTGGAATTTACGATGAGCTAATAGAACTAGTGAGTGATTACGGAAAGATTGCACCTCTGTCAGACTTTTCGGAGGTTGATGAGGATGAAGAATCCGTTATCTATGAGAGTGAGTTTGATACTTGTAGGAAATCATGGCTTTCATTCCTAACAGGATTAAAGTCGAATGATGATTTTAACAAGGCTACAATCGAGTTCTCTAATCTACCAGATTTAGACAAGGCTTTTCCACCAAAGGAGAGTAACTAATGTATCTAACAAGACACACTGACATGATTAAAGACGTAAACTTGAAACAACAAATCGTAGTAGTAGGAGCAGGTTCAATCGGTTCCTACGCTACACTAGCCCTAGCAAAACTTGGATTCAGTAACATTATCGTAATTGATGATGGGAGTGTAGATGAGGAAAACATTGCACCTCAGTTCTATCGTCCAAGAGACTTAGGCAAGAAGAAAGTACTGTGCTTGAAAACTCAAATCAAAGAACACACTGGAATAGATATTCTGGCGTTGGATATGAAGTATGAGGAAAGTACTAAAGTATCTATCGAAGCACTATATGAAAGTGGAACTGAGCCGCTAATCGTAGTAGCAGTTGATTCTATGGGGGCTAGAAAATGGATTCATCAAGAAGCAGATTGGTGGGCATTAGTAGATGCAAGAATGGCAATTGAATTTCTAGCGGTGTACTCAATAACTCAAGCTATGGATGCACATTCTAAGTATGGAACAACTCTATACAGTGACGCTGATTCAGTTCAGGAAGCATGTACTAACAAAGCAATCTCGTACACTAGCTTCATTGCTGGTGGATTAGTTGCTAAGTGTGTACTTGATCGTTGCAGTAAAGCAGTACCGGACTTTCAAGTGGTGAACTTTGATATCAACCAATTTGATATGGTGAGGTTGTAGATGGAAGAAACATATACATTAAACCTCACCAAAGAAGAGCTAGTAGCACTTTCCTTTGTAGTAGAAAACTTTGACTCTGAATGGGAAGAAGACATGGAAATTTCTGACACAATGGAAAACATTCACCAAAGATTAAAAACCCTAAAGGAGTCCTAAAATGAGTTTCAAACCATGTATTATCATACCACAAGACATTCGTAACAAGATTCAATTTATCGTTGATAATTGTACGATGGAAGTGAGCGGTCTAGGGACTGTAGTGTTCGATAAAGAATGTAACGGATACAGAGTAACAAGTATCGTGATTCCTGAACAGGAAGTGGGAAGTGCTCACACTGATTTAGATGACGATGCAGTTGCGAAAGCATTGTATGAATCAAGAAACGCAGAAGGTGAACTAGCTTTCTGGTGGCACTCACATGTAAACATGTCGGTATTCTGGTCACACACAGATCATAAAACAATGGATGACATTGGAAAAAATGGATTATGTGTAGCAGTAGTCTTCAATAAAAAAGAGGAGATGCGCGGTGCAATTGTCATGTCACCAGCAGGTATGCCATCAGTAAAGATAGACGAGGTTGACATTTATGTTCCTCCCGCTTACGATTTTTCCACTGATGAAGTATTAAAAGAACTAAAGGAGAAGGTAAAATCTAGACCAGTTTATGTTCACAATACTACCAAGACTTATACTGGTACTCAACAGGGTTTGCCAAAAGGGACAGAAAGTCCCGCAACAAAAGGAACGGAAGTAGAAAGAGGAACCATAGAGCAAGAGGTAAGGGCGTTATCTAAGTGGAATCAAATGTCATGGGGAGAGAAACAAAGATACTTCGGCTTTGAAGACTTCTTTGATGAGTTTCTATGGGAAGAGTATTGTCCAACAGGAAACAAAACTATACTAGATATCCAAGCATAAATGAAAACTATTACTGAAATTATTGAACGAAGTTGCACTAACAAGAAGTCGTTATCCAAAGAAGAGGCTGACGACATTATTGATAGAAAAGCAAGGCGAGGACAGGTCATGTACTACTACAAGTGTGAATTCTGTTCTCGTTTCCACTTAACAAAATTAGATCATACCGTTAAATCAATTACGATCATCGGTGGAAACAGCAATTGAGCTGTTAATTATTGGGAGATAATTATGGAACTAAAGCTTATCACAGCTAAGAAAGTAGCAGAGATGCTAGGTTTTAAAACACCTCAGAACATGAACAAGAATCCTATTTTCAAATCACTCACAAACTATTCACCGAGTAAGATCATCGGATTGTATAACGAGAGTGAAGTCCTCACTAAAAAGCAAGCTATCTTGGATGCAGAACCTAAGTTTGACAGGGAAGCACACATGAAAAAAATGTGGGCAGCTCGTGATGAGAAACTAAAATCAGGTGAGATCACAAGAAAAGGTAGAGGCCCTCAGAAAGCACCAACGAATAAGGAAGTCAGATTAGCAGAAGAGAATCGCTTGTTAAGAGAGCAAGTAGATCTTCTAAAACAAGTAGTACAAATCAAAGGTGTACTTAAGAAATGAATTTAAAACTCATAAGTCTGTATTTGGAGTCGGTTCGTCCGACTCCTATTATTAAAATTGCTAAGGATTATTCGTTTCCAATTTACACATTCATGTGCGTGAGCTTCACGTTACTAGTGTCTAAGTACGGAGTGGAATTCTTAGTTGAATACTTGAGAGGTATAAAATTAGACTAATAGCAACTATGAATTGTTGTGGTAGTCGTCACCCTATTCCACTGGAAGAAGAGCATAGAGCTGGTGAAATTCTTTTACATGAACGACCTGAAATAACATATCCACCAGTAAAACATTGCAACTACTGCCACGCTGAACACTACTACTCTCATCATGCGTTTAGATTGGAAAGTGAACCAACTATTATTACTGAGTACGGAGTACCTAGAACAGCAAGTGCAATTAACGTATCGACTAGTGAAATATTCAGTAGTGTAGACCTACAACCTCAGTCTGTTTCTAGAGCTTCCCTAGAGCGATATATAGAACGTGAAGATGTAGTGGATGAATTAATTAGGAGAGTATATGCCCCCATGGAATACCAAGCGTTTCTCAAGAAGACAACGGAACCCGAATCTGACGATGTGTCGCCATGGAATCCATAACTTTGGACACATGGATGAGATCGGAATGGATGGCAGATATCTTATAGGTAAGATCTGTTCCTCTTGTACCTACGTTATCTACAAAGATGAATGGGTTGAGATGCAAGAAAGAAAAAGACCAAGGGGTAGACCACGCACTACCCCTGTGAAAGAGTATATACATATATTTTCGGAGGAAGAATGAAGCAGACAAAGAAGTTTAGAATAGGGTTGAGTGTGGCAGTAGGTACATTGCCCACGGATAAGAGCGAACTGTTTGAAAATATTATTGATCGTATTATCAAAGGTGATCTACATATCACAGAAGAAACGATTGTCAACAGAGAAATTATTTCTGTGAGAACCACAAAAGAAAAGTACGACGAACTTGTTAAAATTGCAGGCGAACATGGAATTACTATTCAAGGGCTATTGAGAATGGGCATTGAACAGTTTAACCTTGGAACTTCTTCACAAAAATAAAGGAACTACTCAATGACTGAGAAGCTTATTCAAATTCTAGGATACCGTAAGGGTCTAGACAAACACACGTCCAAACCATACGTTTGGCAGAAACATTTTGATCACATTAAAGTTTCTTCAATCGTGAAACTTTTTGAGAACATTGAAGCCATAGTTGATGCTATCCCTGAGTCAGAAAGATACGACGTGCATTTCACTAATGCTAATTGCTTAGAGACAAAGGCTGATAAATCGGTTCCATTGAGACTGTTCGGATTTCAAGAGATGATCCCTATAGATCTTGATGGAATTGATCTAAGTAAGAAACAAGAATATATAGATATAGTCATAACAAGTTTAAAATTAGACCCTGACAAGACAGGTATTAACTTTTCTGGTCACGGACTTCACTTCGTAATCGCACTAACCCAACCTATTGAATCAGGTGAAGAACTACACAGATTGCAGAAATATTATAAGGCAGTATGTGGGCAGTTGAATCTAGAGTTCTTCAATGCTGGACTAGCAGGTAATGCAGACCCTATTCGTCTAGCTGAATCAGCTACACTTAGATTACCTCTAACTTGGAACAACAAAGACCCAGAGAAACCGATCAAGTCTTATGTTATTCAAGGCAACGTGCAACCTCAATCATTCTACCTTGATAAGCTAGTTGATATTGTTGAAGAACAAGAGATTCAACAAGCAACAAGAGCAGTAGACACCAAGGCAGTGTTATCTGGCTGTGATTTCCTTAGAAAATGCCACGACTATCCTCAGTCAGTTAGCGAACCAGAGTGGTACGCAATGCTGGGAGTACTATCATTCCTACCTGAAGTGGGAGTAAACCTATGCCATACATACAGCGAGAGACACGCTGACTATTCATTCGAAGACACTCAAACTAAAGCGGAACAGGCACTTGGGTTCGGTAAGCCACGAACATGTGAGTCTATCAACCAAGTATTCCCTGCCTGTGCCCAGTGTCCCCATTTCCAGAAAGTAAAAACTCCGCTAAGTATAAAGTCTGATGAGTTCATAGCCACGGAATCAACTGGCTTTCATACTGTGGTCTATGATGAGAACGGAAAAGTTAAGGGACACAAGCCTAACTTCGGCGATCTCCTAAAGTTCTTTGCAAAACAAAACACATATGTCGTGAATAAAGTTACTCAGGAAGTGAGCATTTTCGATGGTAAAATATGGAGAGAGTTTACCGATGCTGAGATCGGAGCGTTTGCAACAACACACTTTAATCCAGTGGCAAACAACTCTAAGAGATCCGAGTTCAAGGGATTGTTATTGACTACGAACGTAGTGAACCAAGAATTTTTCGGCAAGAGTAACTCAGGGTATATCAACTTTAACAATGGTGTTCTTCGTCTGACAGATAGATCGCTCGTTCCACATGCCCCTGACTTTGGGTTCAGTTACGTTCTCCCGTATGATTATAACCCACATGCAAAGTGTGCTGAGTTTGATAAGCTAATGGACAACGTAACCCTTAAAGATGCTGACCTACAAAACTTATTATTAGAATACGTTGGTTATGCTATCAGTGGTAGACGTGCAAGCTTTGGTTCAAAGGCATTGATCTTAACAGGTGGTGGTTCCAATGGTAAGTCTACATTCTTAAACGTAATCAAGATGTTGATCGGAAAGCAATGCTACAGTGCTGTGTCTCTATCAGACATGAGCAACCCTAATGCCAGATACTCCATGGTTGGAAAGCTGTTTAACATTTGCGAAGAGGAAGAGGAAGATGCACTGAGAAGTGGAACCGCTATGTTCAAGTCGATCACCACTGGTGGAGACATTCTGGTTAAGAAACTTTATGCAGATACAATGCCAATGAGGATTGATGCTAAGTTAATTCTTAGTTGTAACGATCTACCAACAAGTAGAGAGAATACATACGCAATTTATCGTCGTATGTTGATCGTTCCTTTCAAGGCAAAGTTTGAGAAAGCTACAGGGATTGACAAGGGTATAGAGGATAGAGTTGAAGCAGAGATGAGTGGTGTGTACAACAGAGTACTCGATGCATACGATAGACTGATAAAAAACAATGGAGAGTTTAGTAACTCCGCTACAGCAGAAAGAGCGTTGGAAGAATACAGATACAGTAACAGTTTTTATAACCAGTTCGCTGATTCTTGCCTAATCAAGGGAGATGAAAATGATTTCGTAGCAGTTAGCGAGATCATGTCTATGTATAATTCATGGGCGCAATCTAATAACGTAAGATTAGTACCGACACCAATGAAACTTATCAAAGAATTAAAGTCAGTAGGGATAATCCATGGAGAGGCAGTTCCCAAAAGAATCGGACACGGTGTAGTGAAGGCGTACACTGGAGTTAAGAAGCAAATTACAGGAGCATACTAATGAATTTAGATTGGATAATGGAAGGAATCAAGAGGACACCGTATAAGCATCAGCTAGATGCAGTTGAGTTCTTTCACGATAAGAAAGATGGGAACCTGTTCTTCGAAATGGGATGCGTATCTAAAGACACAGAAATTTTTGTCAATAGAAATGGCGCAAGTAGACGCATGACTATTGAGGAAGCTTACTTAAAAGTACCACTAATGAAAGACATCAAGGGTTACAAGGCGACTATAAAAACCAGAGCTTTCACAGGGAATCGTATAGGATTACATGAGGTACGAAAGATCGTTTCTTCTGGGAAGAAGGAAGTCTACGAGCTGACGTTACAATCAGGGAAGAAGATTAAACTAACTAGTGATCACGAAGTAATGACACGAAAAGGTTTCATCGAAGCTAAGTTGTTAACCGAGTTAGACGAGGTAATGGTAGATAACAACTCAAAACCCAAGAAGATTGGGAAAAAGAAACCGATTAATTATTTATATTCAAGGGTTAAAGATCACCCGTACGGTAGAAAAAGAACTATCACTAGACAATATAAGGGTGTCTCACAAGAGGAAACTTATTACATTGTACCAACGCATAGATTAATCGCAGAGGAAGAATTAAACGGTGGAAATTTTCTAGACCCCGCCATTTATGCAGTTCACCACATAGACCTTAATCATAGGAACAACGATCCTTCTAATCTTCTTATCTGTACACATGAAGAGCATCACAAGATCCATAGTGACATCTCCATATCAAACCTTTCACAAGGTGTAGTAGAATATGAAAATTTCAAATCACTAACGTATGTAGGAGTTGAAGATACATATGACATTGTATGCGAAGACCCTCATAGAAATTTTGTAGCTAATGGAATCGTGGTACACAACTGTGGAAAAACTGGTACAGCAGTTATGATAGCCCGCAACTGGAGTAAAAAAGAGAAACGAGAGTTACGTACATTAGTAGTAGCTCCATCAGTCGTACTGCATAATTGGAAAGATGAATACGGAATGTTCTCACATATAGATAAGGAATTAATATTCCCTCTTACCAGAGGGACAGGAAAACAGAAAGCTGAATTCATGTACAACGAAGTGTTCCCAATACTCGATGGAACAGTGGTTATTGTAAATTACGAAGCCCTGTTAAACGAAGAATTGTTTCGTGCAATCGAGAAGTGGAATCCAGAAGTAATCATCTTCGACGAAGTACACTATGTGAAGAACGCTAGTGCGAAGAGATCGAAACTGTGTACACGTCTCGCTGAATCAGCAATGTATAGACTAGGACTAACAGGTACTCCGATCTTAAAGAACACACAAGATATGTACGGAATTTTTCGAACCGTTGACCTTGGTAAAACATTCGGCACTAACATGCATGTGTTCCAAGCTAAGTATCTCGTTGATAAGAATGCAAGGAACCCACACGTAAACTTCCCTGCATGGGTTGATAATCCAAAGACCTTCAAGGAAGTGAACGAGAAGATCTATGCCAAGAGTTTAAGGAAACTTAAGTCCGAGTGCCTTGATCTACCAGAGTTGATTAAGATTCCGAGGTATGCGGAGTGGGGATTAAAGCAGAAGAAAGCGTATGAGGAATTGAAGCGTGACTTCCTTACGTTCATTGAAACACGTAAGGCATCAGGTGAACCAGCCGCAGTAACCGCGAACCTAGCGATCACTAAAGCAATGAGACTGCAACAGGTTGCTAGTGGATTCGTAATGACAGACGAAGGAGATGTAGTTGAGTTCGATGATTGTCCGAGACTAGATCTAGTAGAGGAACTACTAAGGGAGATTGTGCTTGAAGCAGGTGAGAAGTGTATTATCTGGTGTAACTTTAAACACAATTACAAGATGCTTGGCAGAGTTTGCGAGAAGCTTAAGATCAAACATGTGTTCATCACAGGTGAACAAAGCACGAACGAGAAACGAGAATCAGAACTCGCGTTCCAACGTGACCCTCAGACCATGGTGGTAATTGCCAATGAAGCGGCAGGTGGTGTTGGTATTAACTTGACAGCGGCATCCCACTCTATTGTATATAGTCGTGGGTTCTCACTCGCGAATCACTTACAGTCTGAAGCACGTAACCACAGAGGTGGGTCTGAGGTACATGAGAAGATTGTTAAGTTTGATTTAGCGATCAAGGGATCAATGGATGAACAAGTAATGCAAGCACTGAACGGAAAGATCCAGATCAGTACAAACATTTTAGATATGGTGGAGGCAGACCCATGGAAGTAGAGAACAAGTGGGATGGAAAAATAATAGAATTAGCGTACAAAATATTTCTAATGAAACAAGTGGGTATGGACTATGACCATATCAAAGAAGAATACGATAAGTTAGTAAACAAGCATAACGAAGCAAAGGAGCAAGGGCCGTGGAAGGATTAAACCAAGAAGCAAGGGAGAATGAAATCATGAAAGAAAAACAAGAGGCACTAGTCGATGATGTTGCAGAGTTAACAGGATTCGAACTAGACATTAAGACAAGAGAAGTAACTACGCAGGAACTCGATGAGGTGGTAACTTCATTAAAAGAAGCAAGAGATGCGTACGACATTGCAAAAACTTTAAGTAATGAGAAGCACGCGATCGTAGAAGAAATTGAAAAAAAGTTGATTGACCTTTTAACGATGGTGGGTAAATCTGTTTACGAAGTAGAAAATGTAGCACGTATAACAGTGGTCACAAAGTCACAGGTTACTACACCAAAATCAATTGAACAGAAGCGAGAGTTCTTTGAATGGGTGAGAAGTAAACTAGGAGATGAAGGGTTACTTGCATACCAGAACATTAACTTTCAATCACTGAACAGTCTGTACAATGCAGAGATGAAACTTGCCTTAGATAAGGGTGAGGATTTTCACGTTCCCGGAATCGAGTTACCAAATATAGTACGTACCCTGATGGTACGAGCAAAATAGGAGAGAGTATGACAGAGGAAATCAGAAAGAAAATTCAGGACATTAAATCACTATGTGAAGATCGTCTTGATGCAAAGACAGCGGAAGGAAATGTATTAGCAGTAGTATTTGCAGAGCTATTAGCGATGCCTATCAAGGATAAGAAGTAATGAAAGATGGTATGCATATCGCAGTAAGAACTTACTGCGAGGGTGAATGTGCTTACTTTCTTCACGAGTTAACTCTTGAGCAGTTAGAAAAGATTGAAGAAATTATTGGGGCGGATTTAATAGATGACTTGACCATCGAGCATCCAATTAAAATAGTTCTTCAATCACCAGTCGAATATAGGAAATCTATGATTGACGGTATAGTTTTTTCAGAAGGTTGTTCTTATGAGCAAGCCAGAAGAACTGTAGATGATGAAGATTTATTGAGTGAAGAAGAGGAAGAGATACAACAGGAAAAAGAGTTCGAAGAGTTAATGAAAAACAAATAGGAGAATCAAATGTCTAAGAAAGAAGTAGCAATGAAAGAAGAAACGAGTGCAGTAGTAGCGGTTAACATGAATGACTGGGGTGACGTAGTTGTAGAGGCGAAGGATTTAATCCTACCAAAGATCCTATTACAACAAGCAATGTCTGCCGCAGTTAAAGATCGCAAAGCAAACGATGGTGATTACCTGAACACACTTACTGATACAGTAGTGTCGAGCAAAGATGGTGACGTAAATGTCCTACCATTCTTCTGCCGTCAGACATTCACAATCGAGAAGTGGAACGGAAAGAAGTTCGAGTTCTTCAAGAACGAACCGTATGCAGGTGAAGAGAAACCATTCGAAGAAACAATCGAAGGTACTCGTTACAAGAACACACATATTTACGAATTCTTCTGCCTACTAGAAGAGGGTGGACTACCAGCAATCGTGCCGTTCAAGTCAACGTCGCATAGAACTGGGAAGAAACTATTCAACATTATGTACATGAGTAACAAGCAACAAGGTAAGACACCAGCGCACAACTGGATCACACTTGGAAGAAGTGAAGCAAGTAACGGTACTGACAAGTACTTCGTAATGGAGATGGCTCTAGGCAGAGTATCAACTGTTGAAGAACAGAATGAGTGTAAGTCGTGGATCAGCACGATCAAGAACACAGACTTCAAAACAGCAGAAGAGAAACAAGCTCCTCAGACAACACAAGAAGAGAAGAGATTTTAATGGCTAGGGTACTAGTAACCCATGAAAACTTTACGGAGTGCTTAAGTGCACTCCGTTCTATTACATCTGGGGTAATAGCAATAGATACAGAAACTTTTGGCCTGAAATGGGATCATAAAATGTTCGCTTTGCAGTTGGCTGTAAAGGGAGGTAACTCTTACTACTTCAATTTTCTAGACTATCCTCTAGAAATAGGTACAGATCCTTGGGGAGTGAGTGTCGATATTCATCCATATAGTAGGCTAACAGAACTACATGATCTATGGAGAAAGCCCGAGATCAGATGGGTTGCACATAATGCCAAGTTTGATATGAGAAGATTAGAGATTGAAGGTGTCCACTTAAACGGAGACATCTACGATACTATGGTTATGGCGCATATCATCTACAACAAACATATGAGCTACAGTTTAGACAATTGCTTAAAGAGAATTGGACTGTCTAAGAACGATGAAGTTATGAACTGGATCATGACCCATAAAGCGTACACAACTTATCATGTTGATGGAAAAAAACAAAAAGAAAAAGACCTCCACTTTGACAGGGTACCTTTCGACATAATGTTCAAGTACGGGTTAGATGACGTTGAAGACACCCTTAAACTTTATGATTCACAGATAGCATTTTTCGAACTACCTGAAAACAAAGATCAGATAGATCTAGTACATAATAATCTTCAACTTATAAAGTCTGTTTTTCAAATGGAGTCAGAAGGAATTCATGTAGATCTAGACTATTGCAAAACAGCACAGCAACAGCACAATGATAGGGTATCAGAGATTGCAAAGTACATTGAGGAACTAACTCAAAGTAAATTTAAAGCAGGCCCTAAATGGTTAGGAGAAGTACTTCATGCTCAAGGAATTCATCTCCCTCTTAGCGACAAGGGGAATCCGATTATGGATAAGAAATCCCTCGAAAAAATACCAAATGCGATTGCCGCTCTTGTTCTGGAAATGCGTGACGAAGAAAAGCACGCTTCCTTTTACTCAACCTTCAAGCGGTTTACAGATAGGAATGGAGTGGTTCACCCTTCATATAGACTCACAGGTACAGATACAGGAAGATTCTCTTGCTCTGATCCTAACCTTCAACAAGTTCCAAAGGAAGAGAAAGCTACTGAAGCAGGGCACACGGTACGTGGAGCGTTCTATGTAGAAGATGATTTTATTCTTGTATCAATTGACTATGATCAAATGGAGTACAGACTCATGGCTGACTATGCCGCTGAGATGGGAATGATTGAAGCCATTAAAGGTGGACTTGATCCTCATACTTATGTTGCCAACATGATGGGGGTTGATCGTAAGTACGCTAAAACTTTAAACTTTGGATTACTGTACGGTATGGGACTAGCAAAACTAGGGGAATCGTTAGGCGTATCCATGGATCAAGCTAGAGAACTAAAGAATAGGTACTACTCAGAGTTGCCGAAGGTGAGGACACTAACCAGACAAATCATGGATGTAGCAGCAGGAAGAGGGTACATAAAAAATTATTACGGAAGGAGATACTTCTGTGACGATCCTAAGTGGGCTTACAAGTTTCCAAATTACCTTATTCAAGGCACAGGGGCAGATATTGTTAGGCATGTAATTCCTAGAATCTCTTATCAGTTAGAAGGAATGAAGTCTAAACTATTACTACAAGTGCACGACGAACTCATCCTAAAGATTCACAGATCAGAAGTGGGTATAGTACCAGAGTTAAAAAGAATAATGGAAGACGAGTACAAGCCCATGAATGGAATGGGACTTACTTGTGGAGTAGATTTTAGTGAGAGAACTTGGAGGACAAATGAGTTTAAACCTTGGTCAGAATATAAAGGGTAATGAGATGATGAATTATAATTGCTACGATAAAATTGAAGTTAAACTAACAGACGAGAGGTACTAGTGAACATTAATAAAGCAAAGAGTGACCAGAGTTTTAGGATTGACGACCTGTTAAACGGTAAGATCAACCGCAATGATTTCCAGATTGATTACTTGCCGATGCTAAAGATGCTGGATGAAACAGACAGAAGACTAGCGGCACAGGGTGGGCTGGCAAGTTTGAAGACTGAGGATATTTGGAAGCGTATCTATGACTACGGAGTTATTACCGTGTCACTAGATAAAGCAGACATGCAGACTAGGATTGATGAGCTGAATGCTCAAAATTTAAAATATTTTGTCAAAGCAGACACTCTGGAGCTAGAAAATACTCAACTGAAACAAAGGATATTGGAACTTGAAGAAAGACTGGTATAAAGATCCCACATACAACTCATGGCACTCCATGAAGTCTAGGTGTGATAACCCAAATTATAAACAGTATCAAGATTACGGTGGTAGGGGAATAACTTACCACCCTTCTTGGGGTAAATATTCTACTTTTTTACAGGATATGGGGGAAAGACCAACGGGAACTTCTTTAGATAGAAAGGACAATGAGCAAGGGTATACTAAGGAAAATTGCAAATGGTCAAGTAGACGGGAACAGAGTTTAAATAAACGACAATACAAAAGAAAAAAATCCACATTAGCAGGTACGAGGAAAAGAAGTAACGGTAAGTGGATTGCGCAAATAAGTGTTGATAAAATAAAACTTCACTTAGGAACCTTCAATACAGAGCAGGAGGCTCATGAAAGATTTGTTCAAGAAAGAAATAAAAGAATCGGCGTTTCAGAGGAAGCTAATCAAGGAACTACGGAAGATACCCAATAGCTATTTTTTTGTAAAAGAAGCAGCAGCACTACGTGGTATCCCTGACATTATCGGATGTATCAAGGGTACTTTTGTAGCATTAGAATGCAAAAGATCAGAAGAGGGAGCGCAAGAAACAACTGGTCGGATTGTTCTACAAAGAAAAATTCTGGAGGATATCCGTAAAGCTGGAGGTTATGCATCTTTCATCTACCCAGAAAACGAGAAGTTTGTTCTTCAAGAGCTACTTCGCCTTTAACATTTCTTTAAACAACATGGCAGTATTCTCTGCCATAAGTTCCATCATCTCACGACTGATAGCTTGATTGTATGCCAGAACAAATTGCATAGCATGGATGCACTCATGAACGTACGTATCAATCAGCATCTCTTTAGACTGATTTACATTCAGGAATATAGTTTTCTTAGACGGATCACACAGACCCGCAAACATGTCAGTGTTAACAAACTTAACCTTATAAGTAGTACCGAATACATCAATCTTCTTTGGAATTTTCACAGTTCACCCACCCATCGTTTCTTCTTGTTAAGTCTCATTGGTATCAGCATTGGTATTGAATCAATGATCAGCAGACACCCTAATATTGGTCGTTTAATTTGTAGTTTATTATACGCGAACGCCAGTGAAGCATCGTCGATGAGACATCCGGCAGTAGATCCAAACATTAAGTGTTCACTATTATCCCAGTAACGGATCTCGAATTGCGAATGGTGGTGCCCTTGAACAAGAGACATACCAGATGCCTGAGATGCCGCCAGTACATTGGCAGAAATACCATGAACGAACTTACAACGTCCCCCATTCGGGAGAGTAATCACAAGCTCGCCATGCCATCTCCATTCCTTTGGCGCATTCAATACTTCTCCATAAGACTTTAGCAGGTGTCTTGGGAAGCCATGGTGTTTAGCTTTACGATACACCATAGATCCATGATTCGATTCCAGTACATCAGCCTTGGGGAAAATAGTCATCAGCGTTTCCATATATCCTAGGGCGCGCAGTAACTCGGTTCCAGAAGACTCAAGGTCTGGATCTTTATCATGGAAACTCATGGCGTGATAGTCGAGTTCATCACCAGTTAGAATCACACGGTTCGGTTTATATTTTTTCTTGATGGCAGATAGGAAGTCTAAGCAATCGGGGTGTGCGTAAGGGAAATGTAAGTCTGGTATAACCAAGATGCAACTGTTATTCATACCCTTCCTAGGTTAGAACTTAATAAGTGATGCTTATATTATGAATGAGTCTGGATTTTTTGCAACTAGTTTCTGTCCCATGAATCAATGTCCACGTTACACTTGTGCTTCTTGCACATCTTAACCAGATAAGTCTTAAGCTTTGCCCATGATTTGGCAGGAGTTGACAGCACTTTCTTACGAATATCGAACCATGTTTCACCTTCTAATGGGTGCTCATCATCCACGATCACAGTCTTACCAGATACAGTGTAAGTACACGCACCCTTAGACATGCTGATCTCAGCACAAATGGGTACATCTGGAACTGAAGCACACCCGCTAAGACTTAAGACTAACGAGATCATGCAGAGCTTTGACAAGTTCTTCTTCAGCATGTTTCTTCTCCTCTGGTGTGCCGATCTGTTGGATGGTGTGGTTGTAGAGCATAGCCGCCTCAAAGTCCTTTGCCTGAGCATCGGTTCTGAAGTCTATGTACTTGAAGAAGATTGCAATCTCACCCTGCTTAACAAGCTTTTCTGCCAGCTTTGTTGCCAGTTTAATGAGTGCATAATTCCAAGGGCCTGTAGCTAAAAAAGGTAGCTGTTTTACGGCTACCTTAATTAAAGCATCTGAGATCGCCTTCTTTCCGAATCCTTCGATAATAGTGACGTACTCAGAATGCTTCATGATTATGCTTTTAACTCAGCGATCTTTTCGCTTAAGAATTTCTTAGCTTCTGCTTTCACCAATGGAAGCAACATAGAAACTACAGCATCGTCGATTTTAGTTTCAGATTTTAAAACTGCTTTCATGATTGAAGCTTCAATCACATCGTCGATTAATACGTTTGATAGAGCGTTAAGGTCGATACAGTCTAGTGCTTTTTTAACTAATGCGTCCATGATTTATTCCTTGTTCTTAAGGCGTTCTTGCCTTGCTTGTTTTAATTCTTCGTATTCTCTGTTTTGGATAATTATAAGTGATTTTGAAATCAATTCATACTGGGCAGATATGGCATAGCTGTTTTGCTCAAGCTTTACGATACGAGATTCTAGTAAGGGTGTACGTGCGTTGGTTTGAGATGTTGACAGGATGAATCCCCAACTGGCAAGAATCATGGGCACCACTAGCATAGTGATTAATCCAACAACTGCTTTCCAATTTTTAAATACCAATGCAACCATACTCACCCCTATTGCTAAATACTAGCACTGAGTCTTTATTTTGTCTTAAGGTTTAATGCGTTTACCTTACCATAATAGATATTAACATCATTACCACCGTTGAATCCAGCAAAAGTTCCCTTCTCAGTGTACTGCCAAGCCGCTGTAGTTTCCGCTGTCCAAGGTAAAGGGATTTCACCTAGGAAAGAATTGTATCTAGCGAACCATGCGAAGAATCTACCGAACTTTGCAGAGAACTTTAGTCTCTTTGCCGCTCCATAATTAAGGTATAACCAAGGAGTCATGCCAGTAAGACGCTCGATCTCACACAGACATTTGTAAAGATCCTCTTTATCAGCATAAAGATCCGCCTCAGTCTGAACCTTGTTAGCAGTTTCAAAGTCAACCTGAGGAGGAAGGGTGAAAGTACCATGGGTCTTTACATAGAACTGTGCTTGGATAATAGGGTCGATTCTACATTCGTAGAAGTGGTACCCACTGTATCCAATGCCGTTGTCTTCACATAACTTCTTTCTATTAGCGTGAGTCTTATCCACGAACGAACCGCCCTGAGTACACTTGTTCGATAGAATCGGTGCCGTGTAAGCCTTAGGATCAAAGTACGGATGATGGTGTGAGCTATCCACGAATTTAAAGTCTGCAATTTCTACGCGACCTTCTGATGGAAGCTCTACTGGCAAAGGTAGTTGCACCTCTGGTTCTGGAATTACTTCAGGTTCCGGTTTGATAACGACAGGCTTTTCTTTATTCCAAAAATTATACCATAATCTTTTTAAAAACTTTTTCATTAATATGACTCCCATACGTTAGATTTTATATGCTCACAATCGGTCACGAAGACCGACGATGAGCATGATGATGTTGTAAGTACTAAAATTAGTAGTAAGTAGTATTTCATAAATTACTTCCATGACATAAAAAGCTTACACTAAAAGAATTAACATTAACCGATGAAGCATTAATAGTCTCTACTGAGGCGTAAGAAGCGTTTTGAGATGTATTAGCAGAATATAATACTGTAGGCCCTGTTGAAGAATATCCAGCGCCACTACATGCGTATTTAGTTCCGTCAATTCCATTAATTCTATATGATCCTGCACCAACAAAAGTAACAGTAGAGTAATCGGTACCGTTTTGCAGACATAGAGTACAAGTTCCAGCAGTACATGCTGTCATACATCCTGCACCTGATCCAAATCTACCGCTGATAATTCTCGTATTCCCTCCGCCGGTAGTTTTAGAATATTCAGTAAGCGGAGAGACTACGACTGTTTTGGGTTTGAAGTCACCAGCTCCTCTCTGACATACAAAGGTGAATGGATCTGCTACCTGAGTTCCTGATGTGTTTGTTAGAACAAATACAACCTGTGAAGATGTACTCAATGAAGTGCTGTACTGAATCTTGATGTTGTTTTGAGTACCTACATCAAGAGCAGGAGAACAGTTCATTGGTGCCGTGAACCCAGTGATTGGACAAGTATAAGTACCTGTTGGAGAAACCACACAGTTTCCAACCCATCCTGAAACGTTAAGATTAGAAACAGTACCAGTTGAATTTGATCTTCCTGAAAACTCTTCCGTGCAAGACTTGGCATCCACACACCCAGCAATTGCCGCGTTTGTGTTGGCTTCCCAGCCTGCGATAGGTGCGTCGAGCTTGATTCCGTATCCTACAGCCTGACCAAGAGTAAAAGGGATTGTAGATGAAAGAATTGTAGACGGCTGTCCATTGTAAGCCCATGCAATTCTAAACCTCGTAGAATCGTAAGCAATTGCCCATCCTACAAATGGGGGAGTTCCTGCATTAGATACAGATACAGTTCCGACCATGGATTTTGAAACAGTTGCAGTATTGATCGCTCCAGTGAAGGGGATAACTGAAGAGGCGAAGCTTAATCCTGAAGGAAGTGAGAATAAATATTCACCTGATCCAGTTGTCCCTCCAGCGCTTTGTTCAAACTTATAATCAGTTTTTATATTAGTAGTATCTCTTTTCCATAAGGCTATATCAGTTACTACCGTACCTTTTGTTGGAGCAGTTGTGGTGGCGCTTATTGAAATAGTACCAGCGTTAGTCCATCCAGTACTATTCGAAAAGCTTGCCAGTGCCCCATTAACAACACCAACATGAGCAGCGTCGATAACAGTTGGTTGAGTAGTTGTAGTCGTCGTGTAGATTACGATACCATTTGAAGTCCCGCCCATTTGGAATGGCTGAGTCATCGCTTGGTAGAATACAGTATC